GGGTCCATACTGAGATAACGATTAATCATCCAGTTGTTCCAACCTTCATCACCTAAGTATGGTCCCTTATTGGTTGTGATATTCTTAATATGGTCGAATATATTCATTAGTAGTTTCTTGAATCGTTTTTGTTATAGTTAGAATTTTGTCCTAACATATTAAGATGTTTTACTTCGGCTTCCAACTTCTTTATTTGGTTAGAATATCTTTCTAATTCTTTTTGCAATACTACTACTTGTTGGTCGGCTTGTTGTAAGTTAAAGGATATCCCTACTATTTGTGCTTTAAGACCTGCATTTTCTTGTTTTAGTTGTTCTAATTCCATTTTGCGTCTATTAAATAGTTTCAGTAGGTTCATTGTTTCTTAATTGTGGTGGTAGTAAATCTTCATTTACGTGTCCACATTTTGTACATGCGAACGCTGGAATAGGAATAAGAGCATCTTGTGCTGTTCCTGTTACGAATCGAGATGCTTTACGAAGTAATACTACTTCTTGGAATGTCTCACCTCCACATTCATCACATACTACTGGTGTTGTTTTATCTAATGTAATGTTTAGATTCATTTGTTGTTGATCCATTATAATACTTGTTTTTTATTTGTGTCTAATACTTTTTTTTGCTTTCTATCCATTTATATACCTTTTCTGCGACTTCTTCCTGTATTTGGGGAGCTTCTTGCTTTGCTACCCATATTGCAAATTGTGCATTGGTCATTTGTATTGTCCTATTTTCTTTATCAAGTAATTCATTTAGTTTTTCTATAATAATTGGATGGTAATAGTTAAACTCTGATGTATCATTATTATTAATTTCATTAATAAAGTCTATTACTTCTTGTATTGGTGTTTTCATTGTTCTATTTTATTAATACGGTTTAATTCAGGTTCTATGTAGTACCTTACTCCTTTATTAATCCATATATGTAAATTATAACCTTCTTGGGAATATCCTACGAATACACTACTTGGATCATTTAGTATTTCTCGAATCCTTACTTCGTCTTCTGATATTTTTTCTACTTCAATCTCTTTGATAGTTATCATATATTTTTAAATTTCCAAGTAAATCCAAATGCTGTTTTTTGTTTATTATTACAGCAAGCACTTATATCTCCCACTCTAACACCTGTTTGTCTTGCAGCTTCGTTTATTGAAATATACTCATTTATCTTTGCCCCTTCTAAATTATATTGCTCTACTGGTTTCTTTGTTGGGTGAGAATCACTTATGTTCTGTCTCCATTCTGCTGTTTTTACTCTACCTTTAGCAGATTGGCTTTTCTTTTGTTTCGTTTCTTCAGAATCCTTTTTCCCAATGTGAGATTTACTCATTTTTTGTTTTGTTTTTTCAGACATAATTCCTGTTCCTCCAGGTTCACCTCCAGCTTTTAATACTAACCCATTAGGATGCAAAGCATTATAATATTCAGTCCAGTGTAATTCACGTTCATCCAACATATCTTTCTCACATTCTTCTATTAGTTCAAATGTATGATTTTCTTTACCATATTTAGTAATCGAATTGTATACTAATATACATTTAGATGAATGTCTGTTTTTATGAGCCGTTAATCTTCTATTTACATTAATGCTTTGACCAATATATATTTTACCGTTTGGGTTTGTTATTTTATATATTCCTATCATACCAATAAATATATGAAGAATATATTCCCCGTCAGGGACTATAATACTTGTTTCTTAGTAGTCTCAAGTATCTTAGCGATGCAAGCCATGGCATTTATTTCTTTATCTGGCACTACACCTGCTCTCCAAATGAAATCATCTAGTATAACTGATAGTTCAGCGTCGTGTCCGTAGCTAAATTCAGTTAAATGATCAAACATATATCTAAATGCTGTTTGAAAATCATCTACTTGCGCGTCAGCTACTAGTTGCCTAACTTGATACCATGCGTTTTTATCGCGTTTATTTAGTATTTGAATTAGTTGTTTACACCAATTATCATCTAATGTAGTGATAGTTAATTTACTATCTTTAACATTTGATTGTAATACTTTAATAATAGAGCGAACATCAGGATATAGTTCATTAATTACCTTAGCTACGTCTTGAATTTCATAAGTAACACCCTCAACATCTAAAATATTAGTGCAAATGTGTTTTGCAACAGCAGATTTAGTTGGTGGCTTTAGGATATGAATTTCACAACGTGATTGTAGTGGTTCAATTAGGCGCTCAATGTAGTTACAAGTAAGTACAAATCGAGTTACCATTGAATACTCTTCAATCAAATTACGAAGTGCAGCTTGAGCTGGTTGGGTTAAGAAATCAGCCTCATCTAATATTACTACCTTAAGTGGTAGGAATGATGATGTAGAAGCAAATCCTTTTACTTTATCTCTGATAATGTCAATTCCATTTTCGTCACTGGCGTTAATGTAAAGATAATCACACTGGATGTTCTTGACAATTAACTTCGCGAGGGTAGTCTTACCTGTGCCTGCGCTACCAGCGAAGATGAAATGGGGTATATCGTTTTTAGCAATACAATCGGCGATGCGGGCTTTAACCGCATCATTGCCGATGTATTGTTCTAAATTTTCTGATCTATATTTCTCAATCCAAAGAGTGTGTTGCTTCATAACTTATATTTTGTTCAAATTACATTCCTAATCCTGCCATATCAAACTCATCTTTTTTCTTTTCGTTTGGTTTGTCGTGGATTACACATTCAGTCATTAGTAATGTAACAGCGGCAGCAGCGGCGTTTTCAAGTGCGCAACGTACTACTTTAGTTGGGTCGATGATACCTGCTTCAAATGCATCTACTAGTTTTTCACCAGCAATATCGGGAACCATATTTTTGGTGTTTCTTAGAATGTTGTACCATTCATTAGAATCTTCACCTGCATTGTTAAGGATCTGGTAGAATGGTTTAGAACATGCTCTAAATACGATTCCACCACCGTTTCCAAAATCACTACCACCACGCTTACTAATAGCGTTTCTAGCATTTAATAATGCTACACCAGCGCCTGGTAAGATACCTTCTTCAAGTGCAGCTTTAGTTGCTTGTAAAGCATCATCAATACGGTCTTTCTTTTCTTTCATCTCAATTTCAGTACCACCACCTACATTGATAATAGCTACACCACCAATCATTTTAGCTAAACGATCTTGTAAACGTTCAATTTCGTATGGTGAGTTAGATTGATCAATTTGTGATTTTAATTCTGAAATACGAGCATCAATAGCTTCAGTATTACCTTTACCATCAACGATAGTAGTTGTTTCTTTGCCAACAGTAACTGTTCTAGCATTACCGAACCATTCCATGTTGAAACGATCTAATTTCATACCTTTAGTAGGTGAAATTAAAGTACCACCTGTTACAGCAGCGATATCTTCTAAAACTAATGTTCTACGTTCACCGAAGTCAGGTGCTTTAACAGCTACTACCTTTAAGATACCTCTCATTTTATTTACAATAAGAGTAGATAGTGCTTCACCATCAATATCTTCAGCTACTACTAATAACGATTTATTTTCTGATGATACACGCTCTAAAATAGGTAATAAATCCTTTACAGCGCTAATTTTACCATCAAATAACAATACTAAGGCATCAGTTAATACTGCTTGCATTGAGTTGTTATCTGTTACCATGTAAGGTGACTTATAACCTCTATCAAACTGTAAACCTTCTACTACTTCAAGTGATGTTTCACCCGAACGAGATTCTTCTACAGTTACTACTCCGTCTCTACCTACTTTATCAATAGCAGTAGCTACTAATTCACCAATCTCAGTATCACCATTAGCTGATAATGTAGCAATCTGCTTGATTTGTTCTTCATTAGTAATGTCTACTGACATTATTTTTAATTCATTAACTACTTCCTTAACAGCGGCTTCAATACCGCGCTTTACTTGAGTAGCATTTGTTGAAGCATACGATGTTGCTTCTAATGCTTGCTTAGCAATAGCATGAGCTAATACTGTTGATGTTGTAGTACCATCACCTGCTGCATCTACTGTTTTAGATGCTGCTTGCTTAATTACTGTTGCAGCCATATTCTCAATTGGATCTTCCAATGTGATTGTTTTAGCTACAGTAACACCATCCTTAGTTGAAGCTACTTGTCCATGTTCTTTTTCAATCAGTACATTACGTCCGAAAGGACCCATTGTAACGGATACTGCTTTATTTACTTTATCGATACCTGCTTGAAGCTTTTCTTTCGCTTCGCGATCGAAACTTATTATTTTACTCATATATTATTTTTCTAAAATTGCTAATAAATCATTTTCTTTCATAACGACGAATTCTTCACCATCGATGGTCATTTTGGTTCCACCAAATGAAGGAAACACTACTGTTTCACCTACTTGAATCTCAGTTTTAATAAATGTTTGTCCTGTAATAGAGTAAATACCAGGTCCTACTGCTACTACTTCACCCATAAGTGGTTTTTCCTTTCCTAAATCGGGTACTACAATGTTTCCATACATTGTTTCAGTTTCGTCTTGTTGTTTAATCACGATGTGATTGTGTAACGGTTTTATTTTCATATTAAATTTTATTTTATAAAGATACGACAGGCCTTCTTATTTTCAAAACTTATTTTTTCTTGCTTGTTTTTGCTTCAAGCGGAGCATTAATCGAGATTTTCTTTGGTGCTCTTTCTTCCGAAACTGGAATGTCAATGATTAACAAGCCCTTATCCATTGAAGCTGTTAGACCTTGTAAGTCAAACTTCATTGCTACTTTCCAAGCTAAGTCAAACGAACGTCTAGCTATACCTTTTTGGATATAGGATCGCTCTGTTTCTACTGTCTTTCTGTCGTGTGTAATTCTAAGTGTATCTCCTTCTACTAGGATATCTAAGTCTTCTTGATTGAGACCTACTACGGCTAATTCAAATCGTAAGCCGTTTTCTACTTCATAAATGTCAACTGGGTAGTTGATTTTGTTGTCTAATGTGTTGAATGGGGAATTTACGTCTAAGAAATTCTTCCAAACAATGTCGAATGGGTCCATTGCCCAATGTGCAATTTGTGTCATAATGTTCACTTTTGTGCTCCCCTAAGGTGAGCGGTTTAATAATAATACATAACTGAGACCTGTCGTATCTCGTTAATAAATATATACGGATTAATTCTTCGGTGGGAGATAATATAAGGCTTTGATAGAATCTTCTGTTGTAAACTCTAATTTCAATATTCCATTTTCATCAAAGTAACCTGTACCACTAGCGCCTTTATTCTCTGTAAATATTTCGAATAAGTAATTTGCATTAAATTGAAATTCTGGAGATGGTAATTCCATTTTGCTAGCAGCAGCTTGGAAGCTAATCTTATCATCGTGTGATGTTTTACCTCCTAATGTAAAGTAAATACCTTTATCACCACCATCATTAATTAATGCTTGTATTCTAACCTCATCGCTACCTAATGCTTTTTTAGCCTTATTGTAACGCTCGATAAATTCACTATCAATATCAAACGAATAAGTGAAATCAATTTGTGTTTCATCTAATACCATTGTTTCCATAGGCATCATTCTCAAATCAGCAAGATGATAAGTTAAATCATATTCGTTATCAGCAATATTTAATTTTGTTGATGTACCGTTTTTAGTTTCAACGTTTAACTGGATGAATTGGTTAGTGATGTTTACTAGTTTAAGTAAT